AAGATAGGTGAAATTTCTGACATATCCAAGTGTTTTGAGAACTTTGTTTCTCAGGCACTTGGAGTTCTTACAAGAATTTATGCTGCGGAATTAAGGGTTAATAGTTAAACCTTTTTTTTTAGTGAAATATATTTGATTATCAAATAGTTTTGACTATCTTTGTATAGTAGTATATTTTAGTATTATGATAGAAAAGATAAAAGTTACAGAATTATCGGAGAATAAAGGGCAAATAAAAGGTTTGCCTGCTAATCCTCGATTTATTAAAGACGAAAAATTTGAGAAGTTAAAGCAATCGTTACAAGACGACCCCGAAATGCTGGAACTTCGAGAATTACTCGTCTTTAAGCATAATAACAAGTTCGTGGTTATAGGTGGAAATATGCGCTACAAAGCTGCATTAGAGTTGGGTATAAAAGAGCTACCTTGCAAAATAATTCCACCAGAAACACCAGTTGAAAAACTAAAAGCATACACCATAAAAGATAATGTTTCATACGGAGAATATGAATGGGATATGCTTAATGAAGATTGGAACTTGAATGATTTATCAGATTGGGGTATGGACTTACCTATTGAAGAGAGTGACATTGATATAGATAACTTTTTTAATGAAAATGAAAATATTTCCGAAAAAGAAAAAGAAGAAAAACTATTAGTTATTATTCCTAACAACTATAATAATTTAAAAGAAGAAATAAAAGTTCTTATCGAAGATGCTATATCAGAATATAACGGCATTAGAGTAAAATGAAAGTACACCTTGCAGGAGTAAATCCATATCCAGCTACTTGTTTTATTTCCTTTTTAAGAGAGGGGGTAGAGAGTTTATCAGAGGATTTTTTAAAAGAGCTTCTTTTAAAAAATGTTATTAATAGTAGTAACAAAGATTTATGTTCACGAGTAAGTAGTTCGCATTTTAATAAAGTTATGAAAAATGATGAAGCATCACCTCAGAGTAGAAAAGAAATAGTTGATATTATGAAAGTATTTTTAGCAGGTCATAATAACAAAGAAAAGATACTTCGAGAAAATATAATTACACACAAAAAAAACAATCTTAAAAGTATCAATATTCTTGAAAGTTATTATTATCTAAGGAAAAATAAAGATTTTATGCCACTTGTTAAGCATTTTGGGTCGTTTATGCTTGATAGTGGTGCATTTACGTTTATGTCTGGTTCTCATAAAGAGGAAGTGAATTGGAATAAATATGTAGAAGAATATGCCGCATTTATAAAGGAGTACGATATAAAATTATTCTTTGAACTCGATATTGATTGTGTTGTTGGGCTTGCAAAAGTTGAACAGTTAAGAAGAAAATTAGAAAATCTTACAAATAAAAAGCCTATCCCTGTATGGCATTTTAATAGAGGGAAAGACTATTTTATTAAAATGTGTGAGCAATATCCCTATGTAGCACTCGGAGGGATTGTAACAAAGGAAATAGACCGTAAAAAATATGAAACGGCTTTCCCCTGGTTTATTAAAACCGCTCATAAATATGGTTGCAAGATACACGGACTTGGTTATACGACTATCTCTAATCTTAAAAAATATCATTTTGATAGCGTAGATAGTACAGCTTGGCTTTACGGAAATCGTGGTGGCTATATTTATAAGTTTAATCCTTATACAGGATTGTTAGAACAGCTCAAAAAAGAAGGATGTCGCCTTAAATCAAGAGAGGGAGCTGTGAATAATTTTAAAGAATGGGTAAAGTTTGGTATATATGCAGAGAGAAACTTTTAAACGCTTCATAAAACGAAAATTTGTGTAAAAATAAAAATATGAAAGAAAAAGACTCAGTTATTATTGTTAGTGGAGGAATGGATAGTATTACTCTACTTTATGATTATAAGGATAAAATAGCTCTTGCTATTACTTTTAATTATAGTAGTAATCATAATTCAAAAGAAATTCCGTTGGCAGAAATGCACTGCAAAAGATTAGGTATTAAGCATATTACTATTCCTTTGGATTTTATGCACAAATATTTTAAAAGTTCGCTTTTAGAAGGCGCATCAATGATACCCGAAGGACATTATGCCGCAGATAATATGAAATCTACTGTTGTACCTTTTCGTAACGGTATTATGCTTTCTATTGCTTGTGGCTTTGCGGCATCATATGGGCTAAAACACGTTATGATTGCAAATCATGCTGGGGATCACACAATCTACCCCGATTGCCGTCCTGAATTTATAAAAGATTTATCCAAAGCAATAACAGTAGGCACTTTTGAAAATATATCCATTTTCGCTCCTTATACTAATATAACAAAAGGAGAGATTGCTAAGATAGGAAAGCAACTTAACCTTGATTATTCTGAAACCTATTCTTGCTATAAAGGTAACAAAAAGCATTGTGGCAAGTGTGGCACTTGCATAGAGCGTAAAGAAGCTCTTGCTTATGCTGGTATTAAAGATTTAACAGAGTACGAATATTAATAATAATAAAATTAAAATAATATGATTTACAGTGTATCAAAAAGAATGGAGATAGCGGCAGCGCATCAGCTAAAACTCTCTTATGAAAGTAAGTGTAAAAACTTGCACGGTCATAATTGGATTATAACTGTGTATCTTGTAAGCTGCAACAAACTTAATCAAGATGGAATGATTTTTGACTTTAAGCATATTAAAAATAAAATACACGCTCGTCTTGACCATGCTTATATAAACGAGGTTATTCCATATAATCCAACAGCAGAAAACATGGCTCGTTGGGTTGTAGAGCAATTTCCTGAATGTTACAAAGCAGTAGTACAAGAAAGTGAGGGTAATATTGCTCAAGCGGTGGACGAAACAAAGATAAAAGGTATTGAAAGTCTTGTGCGTTAAAATAAAAAGATATGAGATACAGAATAAACGAAATATTCTATTCTATACAAGGGGAAGGACGATTTACAGGTGTTCCTACCGTCTTTGTACGATTTTCGGGTTGTAATATAAATTGTCCTTTCTGTGATACCGATTTTAAAACGTACAAAGAAATGTCGGAAGAAGATATTATAGCGGAAGTAAAACGTGTAGGTGGAAATTCTACTCACGTTGTTTTTACAGGTGGAGAACCAACGCTACAACTCACAGAAAGCCTTTGCGCTAAATTGCACGCAATAGGAAAGTATCTCGCTATCGAAACAAATGGGACAAACGAAGTACCTAATGGTGTAGATTTTATAACCTGCTCGCCTAAGTTTGAGTATTGCAAGAGAGCTGACTTAAAAGTAGTATTCATAGACGAGTTAAAGGTGGTGTATAATAGCAAAAACGATATGTCAAGATATGACGATATCCGTGCAACTTACAAATATCTACAACCATGCGACTTGCAAGATGCAAATAAGAATGCTGAGATTATCAACGCTACCGTAGAGTATATTAAAGCACACCCCGAATGGAGAATTTCTTTGCAAACTCAGAAAATACTCGTAGTAAGGTAAATTTGTACGGCAAAATGCAAATAAATCTTTATACGCAAAAAAAAATAGGCAAATAAAGGAGAACAAAATATTATGGCGAAGATAACAAAAGAACAAGCTGAACAACATATCAGAGAGCTGCTTGAATACATCGGAGAAAATCCCGACCGAGAAGGCTTAAAAGGTACTCCTGAGCGTATCGTAAGAATGTGGAAAGAAATATACAGAGGATACGACCTTACACAAAAGCCTAAAATAACCGTATTTAAAAATGGCAACGATGGGCTGGTTTACGACAATATGGTTATTGATAGCGGAAGTTTTAATAGTAAGTGCGAACACCACGCACGAACTTTTTGGGGTAAATATTGGTTTGCTTATATCCCAAATCCTAATGGAAAGATATTAGGTATTTCTAAAATAGGTCGTGTAGTGGATTATTGTAGTGCAAAACTGCAAATACAAGAACGTCTTGTGCATGATATAGTACAAATGATTAAAGAAGCTCTTAACGATGAAAATCCTCCATTAGGGATAGCACTCGTAATGAAAGCTCATCATGGTTGTAAAGAATTTAGAGGAGTAAAAAAGAAAGGTGTAATGACATCTTCTTTTCTTGATGGTGCTTTTCGTAACGACTCTCAAATAAGAGCCGAATTTATGCAATTAGTTAATAATTCTACTTATGAATAAAAATATAAATATTCGCTAATAAATGAAGAGCAGTGATATTATATACCTAAATGTTTCTGAAATCTGTCTGTTGAAAGATAATCCAAGAAAAATATCAAAAGAGGAGTTCCTGCGGCTTGTAGATTCTATTAAAATAAATGGCTTTTGGGTACATAGACCTTTAGCTCTTGTCCAACGAGAAGGAAAATTTGTTGTGATAGCAGGGAATCAGCGACTAAAAGCTGCAAAGAAGTTAAAAATCAAATCTGTTCCTTGTATAATATATTCCGAAACTACTAAAGATGATGAAGCAGAAATCATAATAAGGGATAATATCAATAACGGAGAATGGGATTTCGGTGTTTTACAAACAGAGCTTCACAGCATACAATGACACATGAACTCGCACACGCTACATGGTCAAGCTCTTACTCCTCTCCAAAGCATCAAGCAGCAGGAAAAGAAATCAATAGTCTATATAATAAGTTTAAAAAAGATAGAAAGAAAAAGGAATACGGCTCTTACGGACGCTCTAATGTCGATGAGTTCTGGGCAGAGGTCGTAACAAAGGGTATTCATGGAAAATCAGACAAATATACCAAAAAAGCTATATCAATAGCTCGGAAATATAAATTATAGAGTTATATTTGTAATACTTAATTTAAAACAAAAAGAATATGGAAAAGAAAATAGAATTAACGGAATTAGAGTTAAAGATGCTCAAAATGAATGTTGATAGAACGTATTTTGCACCAGATTGCACGGATGAAGAAATTGAAGCTATGCACTCAGTAATTGATAAAGCGGATAATCTTATGGAAGAGTTAGAAGCTTACGAAGAATCGGGAAGCGACCTTATGAAATGGTTTTTAAAGAAATATCAAGAGCAAAACAAAGGAAACTTGTAGTCAAAGTCTTTTTCAAGATAAACAAATAGCGTTTAAGAGAGAAAGGTAAGTGAGTTCAAAAAACACTCAACATTATCAACTTATATAAAAACATCAGACATGGCAAACAAAAAAAAAATACCTTTTGACACGATAGCTCGAGTATATGAGAAGAAAGCTGGCAACCTCGCTTCTACTGCTTCTGCATTGAATATAGACAGGACAACCTTATGGAAGATGCGAAAAGAAAATCCAATATTGGAAGAACGGCTGAAAGCCATTGATGAAGGTTTGATTGACTTTGCGGAAAGTAAGTTGTTAAAGGCTATAAACGAAGGTAACATAACGGGTATTATTTTCTTCTTAAAAACAAAAGGAAAGAATCGTGGTTATGTAGAGCGAGTAGAGCAAGACGTGAACGTAAATCCGTTCCAAGAACTTATGGAGTCTGTAACAGATGAAGATGAGTTAGAAAATTGAAGATTATAAGTAAATCAGCAAAAAACAGAATGATACTTTGGCGAAATGATTGGGTGTTGTTTGCCAAAGAAGTCCTTCATACCCGTTTAGACGATGAGCAAAAAGCTGTCTTGCGTGCCGTACAAACAGAAAAAATGGTTGCTGTTTCCAGTGGAACTGCTCGTGGAAAAGATTATATTGCTGCCGTTGCTGCTCTATGTTTTTTGTATCTTACACCTCGATGGAACAAAAACCATGAACTTATAAAGAATACGAAAGTAGCAATGACCGCTCCGACAGGAAGACAGGTAACTAATATTATGATACCAGAGATTAGTCGCCTATTTAGAAACGCAAAGGTACTTGATGGCAAACTACTTTCAGACGGAATAAGAACGAAGCATTCGGAATGGTTTTTGACAGGTTTCAAAGCATCAGACGACAATCAAGAAGCATGGTCTGGTTTTCACGCAGTTAATACAATGTTCGTTATTACAGAGGCATCAGGTATAAGCGAAACAACCTTTAACGCTATTGAGGGTAACTTACAAGGTAATTCTCGTATTCTGTTAGTGTTCAACCCAAACACTACGAACGGTTATGCAGCCAAAGCAATGAAATCACCACGTTTTAAGAAATTTCGCCTTAATTCACTCAATGCAGAGAATGTTGTAAAGAAGAAGAACATAATCCCTGGTCAGGTAGATTACGAGTGGGTAAAAGACAAGGTTGAAAGTTGGTGTACTCGTATTCAGCAGGAAGATTTCAATGAGGGAGAAAGCGACTTTGAATGGGAGGGAAGCTATTACCGCCCAAACGATTTGTTCCGTATTAAAGTATTAGGTTTATTCCCGAAAGCAAGCGAAGATTCCCTTATACCACTTGATTGGTGCGAGTTGGCACATGAAAGGTGGAGAAAATTACACGAAGCAGGGTTTGTTTCAAAGAAGCATCCATTGATAGGTGTTGATGTAGCAGGTATGGGTAGAGATAGTAGTTGTTTTATTCCTCGATACGGTAATTTCGTTTCAGAGATTAAGATACATCAGTCCGCAGGAAAGGCAGACCACATGGCGGTAGCAGGGGAAATTGTTCAATATCTCAAAGACCCAAAAGCGAAAGCATTTATAGACACCATTGGAGAGGGTGCTGGCGTGTTCTCACGGCTTGAAGAGTTGGGATATACCAATGCTTACTCTTGTAAGTTTTCAGAGGGTACACGAAGGTTAAATGATATTACAGGTCAGTATGAGTTTGCCAATATGCGTGCCTATTGTTATTGGGCTGTAAGGGATTGGTTAAATCCAAAGAATGGGTTTAATGCCGCTTTACCACCTAACGATAAGCTTGATGAAGAACTGACAGAACCACGCTGGTCGTTCCAAAGCAGCGGAAAAATCATCATTGAGCCAAAGGAAGATATAAAGGCAAGGCTAAAAAGGTCGCCTGACTTAGCAGATGCTTTGGCTAACACATTTTATCCAAATGCACGAGAATTTGTAAATGATGATGATATTTTGAAAGATATTTTGTAACTTTGTATCGAAATCTCAGTTTTTTTTCTGACGATTTCATTGCTCTTAGTGTGTTTGTTCGTGATGAATAGACACACTTTTTGTATATCAACTCGCTTACAGCTAATTTCCTTAAAATCTCCAAAGACATAAAAACAATTATCTTACAACTCTACTACCGAGTACGCAAAAACGTACACAACCGAAATAATAGTTTTATTAAATATGTAAATTTCACTCTCTTATTTATTTGTTAATCAAATACTTTTAACTATCTTTGTAGTTGTAACATTACAAGATTTAGCTATGATTGATTTTAATTCCATTGACTTTGATAATAGCAATGTATCTGAAATAATAGATGCTTTAAAGACAAAGTCTGTTTCAATACCAAGTTGGGAAAAGTTAGAAAAAGACTATGAGCCAACAAAGCATAAAATTCTCACAGATAACGAAACGCTGAAAGACAAGATTAGAAGTGATGGGCAGGTAGATAAATCTGCTCGTATTCCTATCGGATTAGAGAAACTGCATGTTAAGCGTATGGCAGAATTCACTTTCTCCATACCTGTTAAGCGTGTATACTCTAACTTAGAAGATAACAATACAAGAAAGGAAATCGTAAAAGCTATTGAAGCAGTTTACAAGAATGTTCGCATTGATACAGAGAACTTGAAGCGTGCTGTTACTTATTATGCAGCGTGTGAAATATTCACCGTGTGGTATGCCGTGAAAAAGCCAAACTCTCTATATGGTTTCCAAAGTGAATATAAGTTAAAGTGTAAGACGTTTTCTCCAATGGACGGAGTGAAGTTATATCCTCTGCTTAATGAGTATGATGATATGCTTGCTATGTCTTTTGAGTGCAAGAAGAAAGTAAAAGATAAAGATGTTATCTTTTTTGAAACCTACACCTCAGATAAGCATTATATTTGGAAGAGTGTCGGAGAAGATGATAAATGGGAACCTGTTTTAACAACATCAACAGAAGATGGAGAAATAGCCAACGGGGAGGAAATCGTTTTAATGAAGATACCTGGTGTTTATGGCTGGCGACTTTTTCCTGTTTATCATGGTTTGTCTCCTATTCGTGAGGAAATAGAATATTCAGTTTCTCGCAACTCGAATGTTATAGCATACAACTCCGCACCATTGTTGAAGATTATCGGAGGTGTCAAAGGGCAGGAAAGCAAAGGTGAGGCTCAAAGGGTTGTTAGGTGTGAAAATGGCGGTAATGTCGATTATGTATCGTGGGCGCAGTCTATCGAAGCGCTGAAGTATCATGTTGATGTTATGGAGAAGATGTACTGGATGCAAGCACAGATGCCTGATTTGTCTTTTGAGAATATGAAAGGATTGGGTAATATAGGCTATGATGCTCGTCAAACATTACTCACAGATGCACACTTAAAGATTGGCGATGAAAGCGGTATGTGGATAGAGTTCCTCGAAAGAGAATGTAATGTTATCAAGGCTTTCTTGAAAGTAATGAATAGAAAGTGGGCAGATGAGGTTGATAACGTGCAAGTAGAACATATCATTACTCCTTACATTCAGAATGACGAATTAGCGGAAATAAACAAGCGTATGAAAGCCAATGGCGGTAAGGCAATCGAAAGTCAATTAGAGTCTATTCAGAAGTACGGAGAAAGTTCAGATGCTTCGGCTACTTTGAAACAGATACAGACAGAGGGAGCTATAGAGTCCGCTAATAGTGCGAATGCGTTTAATTTGGATAATCAAGTATTATGAGCAATGAACTATACATACCAGATATGATATTCCCGAGTGATAATATCTTGGAGATACCTTCTTTGTTGCTTAATGTTCAACCACGAAGTATTGAACGTCCTTGGGTGTGCTTTGGAGAACAAAAAAGAACATTTAACATGTACGACAATGGTACGCTGCATTTTTATACTGATGATTATAGATTTAATTCTGTTTACGACCACCCAGAAAAGATTTTGCAACACCACCCTAACAGCATAGTAGAACCTAATTTTAGTTTATTTGCTGATACACCTATAGCTTTCGGTATGCAAGCCGTTTACAAAAAGAGAGCAATAGCGAGAATGATGCAAGAAAAAGGTATTGGAGTGTTCGTTGATTTGAATGTTAATAGCAAGTTTTACAAACTTAATCTTATTGGTGTTCCTGCTGGCTATCAATACTTTTGCACAAGAGGCTACGAAGATAGACCGCAATACTTGGAATACGAGTATAATATTGCGAAAATGGTAGCGCAAGATAAACCTGTTAAGTTTGTAGTGTATGGTGGCGGAGAGAAAATTAAATCACTATGCCGTATGCTTGGCTTGGTGTATATAACACCAGTAATTGCTATCAAGAACAAAATTAAAGCGTTCAAGAAAATAGAAAAGACTATTGCTTTCGGAGACAATGTTAAAGAACTGATTGCTCTTGAAAGTGATAAGATGTTTGGTAATCAGGTTGAAGATTATAGTAACTTAAAGATAATAAAGTAGATAAAATGAGTAAAGGGAGCGGTGGAACAAGAAGTATCGGTACAAGTAAAGTTCAAAGTAGTTCTTTTGCGCCTGTTAAAGAGACGGATAAAGCTGTAATGGTGCGTATGAATTATTACTTAGAATATGCACCACAAGGAGGTTTTACTTCTTCTATGGTAAGAGATAGAGAAGGTATTATAGATATATGGGTTCCCAAAAGTCAAGTCAAAGACGGAAAATTATCTGAGTGGATAGTTAAACAAAAACAAAAAGAAATGGAAGAAAAAGTAATGGGTAAAGTCTTGAATGGGCAAGTTCTTGATTCAAAAGTTTCTTTTTCTGACAAAAATGGCAAGCAGATAAAAATGGATACATCGCAAGCAGAAAAGCGATTCGCCGCAGGTAAGGCTAAACACGATGCTTTGGTTGCGGAAGCAAAATCTCTTGGTATAAAAGGTGTGAAACAAAATTTAAAATCTTCCACATTAGAGAAAATGATTTCTGAAAAGAAAACAGGAGTTACAAAAACAACTACTACATCTTCTTTTAATAAATCTGCAACTAAAATAAATACAGGGAGTACAGTTGTCGGAAAGTATGGCACAGGTACTATTACTCGTGTGATTACAAAATCTTCTGGATATGTAGAAGTTAAATATGCAAATGGAACAGTCCGTAAAGAAATGGCTTTTAATTTAAAAGGTGCAGACGGAAAATATCTTAAAAATAAACCTAAGAAATAGTTATGACAATTGAAGAACTAAAAGCAAAAAAGTTAGAATTAGAGCAGAAAATATCTTTTGTTTTAAAAGACTTTGAAACCGAAACTAATATCGAGGTAAGCTCTATTGAATTTTCTCGCTGCATAAAGAGTAATGATTTTGGAATAGAGGAAGATTATAGTTATAACGTAGAAACAAAAATAAATTTATGAAACAGAAAATAGCAAAATTATTTGTAAGATTGGCTAAGAAGATTTGTCCTACTTGTAAATATGAGTTAGAAGACGTATATGAGCCGAAAGAGATTGCTCTCGCTGTTGCTATCACAAAGAAGAATATCAAGCAATACAGAAGCTCCACCGAAGCGAAAACTTCACACAGAAAGGCTGTATCTGATATGGTGCGTATTCAGAAAGGTAACAACCATAGCCATATTTTCGAGGCTTTGGAAAAGAACAACCTTATCATTGACAGAGTATATAAGAAAGACAGAGATAAAGTAGTTGAATCACGATTAAAAGTGTATGTCCGCAAGGAAGAAGATAAAGGTTAATAACCCTCATAAATGTCGTGAGTGTGCTTTTTGTGAAATAGCAACAAATTTCCACACGTTGAGCGTAAAAGGCGAGCCAACGCTTGGAAAATGTCCTCACTACACGAATAAGGAGTTCTGTGTGTTGTTAAGCCAGCAGGCGTGTGATAAATTTAGATTGAATGGGTAAACCAAGACTGCCAAACCAGAAAAAGGCATACAAGGAATTGAGTAGGCGGCTTGCTGAGTACGTTATGCAAGTCCGCTCTATCTACAATAGGCTTAATGAGAAAGCAGCATCTATTGTAGAATCTACTGGCTATGACGGGTCTGTGGAATTCCTTTTTGATGATTATCCAGAGGTAAAAGGACAAGTTCAAGCCCTACAGCGGCAGTTCGTAGGTGATATGCACTCACTTATTTATACAGGCACATCGGTAGAATGGAAGAATAGTAATCTATTCCAAGACCTCGTGGCAAAGAAAGCGTTAAATTATTATCGTGCGCAGGTTAGAGGAGTTCGTTTTAAACACTATTTCCAAGCCAATAGCGACCATTTAAAGGCATTTCAAGCCAGAAAAGATAGAGGACTTAACCTTTCATCAAAGCTATGGAATCAGTCGTTTATATATAAAGAATCGCTTGAAGCGACTATATCAACAGCAATAGAGAATGGTATGTCCGCTATCACTCTCTCTAAGAGATTAAGTAAGTATCTTAACGACTGGCCTTCATTACAGAAAGATTATCAAGAAAGGTACGCAAAGGCAACAAGGGCGTATGATTGCGAATATAGGTCTATCCGTTTAGCAAGGAATGAGATTAATCTTGCTTACAGAAATGCAGAGCAATTACGTTGGCAGCAGTTTGATTTTATTCTCGGTTACGAAGTAAAATTGAGTGGCAGTCACCCACGATATGATATTTGCGATGACTTGAAAGGTAAATACCCGAAAGAATTTAAGTGGGTAGGCTGGCATCCCTCGTGCCTCTGCTATGCTATTCCAATAGTAATGAGTGAAGATGAGTATTGGAAATATCATGAAGATGGAATAATGCCAGGCACTGCTATAAAAGAACCTCCGAGCGGTGTTACTGAATGGTTGAGCGAAAATGCTGACAGAGTAAAAGATGCAAGAAAGAAAGGAACTTTGCCTTACTGGATAAGAGATAATAATAAATATCTTAGTAGTATTCATAGTACTGCTTTTGATTATAATGAATCAATAAGAGAAAAGCTTTCCCAAAGAGGATTTTGGGCGAGAAAGCTTATATCTGTTGAGGCTTTTAATGATAGTGCTATGAAAGGATTTGATGTACTATCGTTTGACAAGTGCGTTGAGGATATGTGTGATAAAAATAAAATCTCTATAAAAATAAAGCAACTTGAAGATGCTTTTGACGGGAAAGTTAGCCTCAGATATTTAGGAAGACTTGAAAATGGCAAAGAATTTGAATTATCAAGGTACTTTAGGTATGAAGAAATCGGAGATAAGCGTATTCCTGTTGTAGACCATAAGTTATTTGTCTTACCTGATGAATTGCAGGGGAAAGGTATTTCAAAGCAATTGATGTCAGCAATGGTAGAGCAATATGAGAAATGCGGAATAAGTAAGGCTTATATACATGCTAATATAGACGTTGGAGGATATTGTTGGGCTAAATATGGTGCTATATCTGATAAGGGGACTGTAAAAACCTTAATTGATAATGCGTTTCAAAATAAGGATATAACATTAGAAGAAAAATCATTAGCCTTTACTGTAATGGAAAGATATAAAGATAGTATACCAATGCAAAAATTGGCGAATTTATCATTTGGTAAAAGAATGCTAAAAGGCTCGTCTTGGCATGGATATTTAGACTTTGTTAATGATGTTCAAAAAAAACATCTTCATGATTATTTAGGTATTAAATAAAAAAATGTAAATTTGCCTTATGGATAATTTAAAAGAGGAACTTACAACAAAAATGCACTCTGAATTTACTATAAGTAAAGAAACAGATATAAAGCATAAAGCAGGCTCTATGTGGAGCGTTGCTGGATTTAATTGCGATGGTGAAACAATGGAAAAGTGGTGTAAGGCTTATGGTATTACTACCCAGCAAGCAATGAAATACAAAGACTATTGGAAAAAAATCTCTAAGGGCGGTTAATCCCGCCCTTTGTATGTTTATAGTGTTAAAGATAATTTCTCTCCCAACGAAGTTTTAATGTCTATATAAAGTTTGTTGTCTTTGATTGTCCCGATATATTTCTCTTTTGAATTGTTATCGATAAAAGTCAGATTTCCACTACTATCAATAGTGTATCTAAAGTCTGTTTTGTTAATTTCTTCTATCTTTTCTTTTTGTCCTATAGAGTTCTTTTCCGTGAACACTTCCTTTGTATAAGTATAGTCGTTTAGTTTGAAGGTATTGTTATTATAGATAAATTCATTTGCATTTAGAACTTCTTTATATATTCCTGAATTCACAGAATAGAAAGTTTTTGGCAGTTTACATTTGTAGGTATACACAGAACAAAGTTTCACGTTATATTTGAAAGTATGTAAGGTAACCAGCGAACAATGTTCTTTATCAGTGAAAGACATTTTGTAATTTTCTGAAGATGATGTAACGAAATTTACAGAAGATTCTTTTGTTGTTTCTGTCTCGGTATATTTATCTTTTAGAAAATTAGACCATTTTAAACACTTCTTAAAATTTTCCAGCTCCTTTATGTCTGTATTATAATCGTTCGTAATAGGCAAGGATACTGTCTGACTAAAGACCTTCCCAGAAAGGCTATATTGAACATCTTTAGGATTATCATCAGAAGATGTAGAACATGAAGTAACTGTAAATGCTGAAAAAACAGCCAGCAGGATAAATAGATTCTTTTTCATTTTTTGTTATTTTTGTTTATTGTTCCATTCTTGTCTCTTTTCTACTTGTAATCTCATAGCCTCACATAATTTATCCTTTAGATTGTAAAGGTCGTTTATGCTTGAAAGCTCCACTTTCTCATAGTTTCCGCTATGCTCCTTGTCAGGAAAGATGATAGCTTTTGAATATTGTTTCAAAGATAATCTACATACCCACCAATATTGTTCATTTGCGTAGTATATCAAGAAATAAGTTTTGAAGTCTTTATAACATAGTTTCGACACATCGAATTTCTCCGCAAGAATAGCTTTTATTATTTCAAAAGCATCAAGTTCTTCTTGTGTCGTAACTATTCCATTATCTTTTGTCGTTGTTGCGTTGCCCTGAATGCTTTCTGATTGTAATTCCTCGTTCTTTATTATAGCAGAGTTAAGCCTATCGGAAATCACATCATTTATCACGGTTGATATGGATTTCTTTATTATTGGAGTAAACTGCTCTATTACAGATTGAGTAACACGGCCAGAATAAACTTGACGGACAAAATATTCCACGAAAGAAGATGCAGGAGATTTGATGTCGTTTAGGAAAATTGTCTTTATTTCCGTTGTATATTTCAACTCGTTCGCTGTGCTTAATATATCAGTTTCATCATAGTATGACTTGTGAAACTTTTTAAGTTGTTCTATATCCTCATTTGACACCTCTAGCATATTCACGACAAGAAAAGGTTTCTCGTCCATGATATTTTGTTTTTCTATGTCGGTATAGAAACGCCACTCAATTCCGTTAGTGAGTACCCCGAAACGTGCGTTGCTTGCCACGAAATACCTTTGTAATTGTGTTGAATGTAAGTCTAAGTTTTGCTTATTATGCTTGCACTCAATCAGTATAATAGGCTTTCCGTCCTTGAATATAGCATAATCGATTTTCTCGCCTTTACTCTTTACGATGTCGCAATCCGTTTCGGGGACGACCTCAGTAGGGTCGAATATGTCATATCCAAGTGCGTGTATAACAGGCATTATGAATGCGTTCTTTGTTGCTTCTTCCGTAGCAATAATATCTTGCTGCTTTTCTATTTTTTCAGATAGTTGTTGAATTAGGTCTTTGAAATCCATTGCTCTTTACATTAGTATTATAGTACAAAGGTAACATTTAGGATCGACACTCCAAAGGAAAAGGTTAAAAGTTTGATTTTAAGAAAAATAATTTGCCAAAAACTTGCATAATACGCACCTTCTCACTATCTTTGCAATGTTCAAAATTCACAATCGGTACAGATGCCGCCGATTATATATCGGCATTTTTTGTGCCACCAATTTACGATAAAAAGGTATTGAAATATACCGCCCCGTGTCGAGAAGTAGAAATACTCTCGGAAGTTTCGATTGTGAACTTTGAACAACACGTAGGGCGGTTTTTCATTTAGTTCAAAATTCACAATTATGACAAAACAAGTGAAAGTCCTAAAACAAGTAGAATTGCTTGGACACCAATTCGCAGTGTACGGAACAAAGGAAAACCCGTTGTTCCTCGCAAAAGACATTGCAACACTCATTCTTGGCGACAAAATGGGTAATAGTGCAACGGCTCGCATTACAAGAGCAGCGAGCGAGTTCGAGAAACAAAAAAGAGTGCTTCGGGTTGGCAGAACGCACATAGAGTATTGCTTCCTCACTCTCGCAGGAGCGTATGAAGTTGCAAACAGTTGGGCGCACCTTTATGGAGACTCCACTTCTTCATTGAATGCCTATCTACTATCCAACTTCGGCAAGGTAGTGGCAAGCGAACACGTTACCAACGTAGCGAAGAAAGAAAGCGTTACGACCGATGGAGATACCGTTATCAAGCGCAAGGTGGTATCACAGACAATCGTGGGAAAGAAAGCGAAAAACATAGCGGTAGAGGACAAACCAGCAACGAACGTTCATCTTTCTACTGTTACTATTCCTGCCGAAGCTGCAAGCATCATCAAGAAGATACAAGACCCGCAGATGAGCGCAAAGGAGTGTTTGTTTGAAGCCATTTGTGGTCTTATCGAAGTAATGTACGACACGGAAGACACAGAGCGCACCTTTGAAATGAAAGACTTGTTTCCACTTTGGCACATGGCACAGCAAAGGAACTTAATCAAAGCATTACAGAGATAACACACTAAGAGTATCACAAACACACTAAGAGCAATGAATCGTTAGGAAAGAGCGATTTCCTATTTTCTACAAAACACCACTTTGATGTAAAATTAGCAACAACGCTATTTATTTTTGTTTTAACGTGATATAGTGCGTTATGAATACAAATATACTATACCGAAAAACATCGCCACGCACAGCGCAAATAATTCGTTTTTGTACGAAATAAAACTTTTTTGAAAAATTCTCTTAGAAAAATTAGATTATTCTAAGATTATTATATATCTTTGCATTGCGTTAAGGTAATTGGGATGTTAAAACAAGGTAGACATTGTGAATAAAAAAAATACACATCGAAAGATGACGCTTCATATAGAAGCAATATATCCCCTTGCAAACCTTGTTTTAAAATCCCAATTTCAGAGCAAGGGGATTTTTTATGTCCTTATCTTTTTGACGGTTCTATCAGTGCCAACCGTGCGGACTTATCAACCGTGAGACAAAATGGCTCTATGACTTATTATTGATTAAACTTTCATTGTGTGAAAAGACCTGCTCTGATTTCCAAGGTATCAACAGGCGACCCAAGCCGAAAGGTAGAGGATTTAATAACCTCCGCATAATGTTAGGAAATTTGGTAGCGAAAGCGAAGAAGGTGTATTTTTGAAACTGGGGGCATCATCAAAATAGGTTGGATTTCTTTTTTTTCGCACAAAAAATATTTTTGATGTGGATAAACTTATAAATAAGAGAAAGAAAAGAAATCAAGTCCCATAAGAATTATTCTTGGGGATAAAAACCTTGCTATGCCCATACTTTATTTTTTTTATTATATTCTTTCTAAAAATATTTATTAATCAAATACTTTTGCTTATCTTTGTAATCGAAAGCGTGTGAAGTTGCACGCAACAGAACTGTTCGGAAATTCATTGCTCACTCGGAGTAGTTCTACCGATTATGGTCTGCTTGCGTAATTTTCGCATCGCAGACCATTTTTATTTTAACTTTTAAGCAATGAAGAAACATTTCAAAAAGGTTTTAGAAGCACTAAAAACAAGTAAGGACATTAAGGCGCTTGGGTTTAGTCGTAAGGAGTTGAAGGGTGTCGCTGCCAAGATTGCCGATAAACTTGAGTCCGCAGTAAAAGAAGATGCCACAGATGAGGAAATCCAAGAAGCGGTTGACGATGCCATAGATGCCGTCCTACCTTTCTTGCAGCTCACACAATCTGTTGCTGACCGCCAAGTCCAAGCGTTTAAGAGCGCTCACTCTACCGATGATGACGTAGATGACGATGACGATGACCCTGACCCAGCAGAAGGTGGTAAGCGTAATAGTCCGTCAAGAAAGGGCAAGAAGAGCGATGAAGGTAATGAGGGAGAACTCGCAAAGGCACTGAAGCCATTGTTGGATAAGCTTGATGGTATGCAGTCCGAGATTACAGCGTTGAAGAATGGCAAGACTACTGATAGTAGAAAGGCTAAACTTGAAAAGTTGTTGAAGAATACAGGCAAGTTCGGAGAAAGAACACTTAAAGCCTTCAACCGAATGTCATTCAAAGATGATGAGGCTTTTGAAGATTTCTACGATGAGGTCGAAGCAGACCTTGAAGAAGAAAATCAAGAGAGAGCAAATCGTGGTCTTGAAAAGTTGGGCGCACCAGCCGCTACAGGTGGTGCTGCTGAACAGCGGAGCAAGAAGAATGACGAAGAAGTAATGTCCGATGATGAAGTGAAAGAGCTGGCTAAACTGTAATCATCGCAATTTGTTTAATTAAATTTTAGTACAAATGGGTGCAAAAGCTAATTTAGGAAAAGGTCAGCCAGAAGTTTTTGGTTTTGACTCTGTTGTTATCCGTCAGTACATTGGTGGTATTTTGGGTGGTAGAACACTTGATATGACAGGCTTCAATAAAGATGTTATCAAGGCTGGTCATATTGTTATTCGTACTCTTGATGAGGACGGAAAGAATTACACCTATAAGCCAATGCCCGTACAGGACGGTGCGTATAAGTCACTCCCAGAGAGCCACGAGTACGTTGGTGTTGTAGTTTGCTCTAAGTCAGCAAACGAACCTCTTGTAGGTATTATGGATAATGGGCGTGTGAATGACAAGGCTATGCCTTATCCTCTCACTTCCGAAATGAAGAAAGCGGTTAAAGCCGCTCTTCCAAACCTTATTTTTGAACACGATTAAAAAGGAGGTAAGAAATGAAAGAATCACTTTTTATTCAGTTTATCGCCAGCATCTGGCCTAAGCTAAATTTGTATGTTAAGGAAAAGGAAGCTCCTGTAAAGCGTACATATCTTCATAAGGAAATGTTACGACCTGTTTATAGCGCAGACCAAAAGTGGGAGGGTACATCTGCAAAGACCACATATGTTGCTGCTGATATGGTCGCTATGGACTCCCCGTTGCCTATCAAGAAGCGTGGTGCGTTGTCTACTTCTAATGGTAAGTTGCCTAAGGTTGGTATGAAGAAAATCTTGCGTGAGACCGAGATTAATGCTATCAACATCATGAAGGCTCACTACTCTACCGCAGGAACAGACGATGCAAAGAAAGCCGAGAAGCAGCGTATTCTCACTAAGTTGCTCGATGACGGTGCTGCTTGTTCTATCGGTATTGATGAGAAGAACGAAGCTAACTTCTTGACTGCATTGTCAGAGGGAGTAATGCTTGTTGAGGACGATGACAACACAGGCACTGGCTTGCGTGTGAACTTCGGTTACCTCGAAAGCAATACATTCGGTACAATCGTTAAGGGACACGTTAGCTACAAGGATATTGAAAACATCAAATCTAAAGCTGATGCAGACGGTAACACAATCACCACCCTTATGCTTGCCAAGAGTAAGTTGAACGAAATCCGTAAAGAACGTTGGGCTCGTGAGTTAGTTGCTGATACAGACGATAAGGTTTACACGAATGATACTACATTGAAAGTTCCGTCTGTTAAGAAGTTTACGGAGGCCTTCCAAGATGAGTTTGATATTACCTTGAAGGTAGTAGACCGCTCTGTTATTATGGAGAAAAATGGAGTACAAAAGAGTACCAAGCCATGGAATGCTGACCGAATGGTTTTCCTTTGCTCTGATGTAGTTGGCTCACTCGTGTGGGGTACACTTGCAGAAGCTACAAACCCAGTAGAGGGTGTTAAGTATGCAACCGTAGACCAATACAAGTTGGTGTCTAAGTATTCTAAGACCGACCCATTGCAGGAGTTTACAAACGGACAAGCTCTTGTTCTTCCTGTAATCGAAGATGTAGACCAAATCTATGTTATTGATTGCACAGAAACTAAGTCTGCCGAAGTAGACACAGTAGTGGAAAAATCAGATGCTTCTGATGAGTTTACAACTGTAAATGGTAAGAAGTACAAGAAAGCAGACCTCGTTGCACAGTTAAAGGCTCTCGGTGTTAAGATTAGAGTTGATGCTACCGATACAGCCGTAATCGCAGCAATCAACGCATTGAGCGATGAGGACGAAGCAACTCTTTTCGCTAACGTACAAGAACAACACTAATTATGAAGACAATTAAGCAAGCACTCCTTGATGAGATACATTACCCTATTCCTGTAGGGTTTGTAGAGAATAAACTTATAGAGCGTGGTTTGGAAGGAGATGCAGACTATTCTTTAGAAGTATCAAAAGCCAATCAATGGAAAGGTGCGCTTGCTGATTGTCTTTATTCTCTTCTGCAAGCCGTAAATTATTCAGAGTCTGATAAAAGTGTAGGCACTCTTTCTGATAAGGATAAGGAACGGCTACTAATTCGCATAAATTCACTTTATAAATCTATAGGAGAACCAATAGTAGATATTGGCACTCCTACTGTAACATTCGGTTGGTAGTATGGCTGTATTAGAATTCGCTGCCCATTCCCTAAGTTACGAGGTTGTAACGGAAGGTTATGAAAATCCTGAAAATGGAGACTACATAGAAGGAACATCTTATTGGGTAAACAATGCCTATAAGTGCGACATCGTACCCGCAGGAAAAGCTAATACAATCGCAATTCCAGACGGAAGCATACAAACATACTCTTACACCGTTTATAACTTGCCTCAAACTTGCAAAGAGTTCAAATATGGAGATAAAATCCGTATTCGCTTCTTCGATCAAGGATATAAGGAGTTTACAGTAAAAGGATTTCATCGTTACCAACTTCAATGTAAGATTTGGATTTGATATGGGAGTACGAATGGTAACACCGATAAGCGCAGTAGATAAACTTTTATATATGGCTTTTGCTATATTGAAAGACGAAATCGATAATTGCCTTGCAAAACTCGGCGAAGAATGTATTGTTAAAATTAGAGACAGGTCAGGTAGTGATAGTTGGTTTGACCAGACAGGAAACCTCCGTTCTTCAATTGGCTATGCTGTATATGACTATGGAGTAACGAAAATGCAATCAATCTTTAAAGTCGTATTAAACGGTAGCGAGGGTAGCGCAGAGGGTCAGAAGATGATAAGTGAATTAGCAAAAAACTACTCAAATGTTTTTGCATTGGTTGTAGTTGCAGGAATGAACTATGCAGAATATGTAGAAACTCTCGAAAACAAGGATGTACTCGCATCAACAGAGTTATGGGCTAAAAGTGTTATCGATGCTCGTCTTGAAAAGGCTAAAAATTCAGCAATTAAGGAAATAGACAAATTAACGATATGAGGTCAGACATAGACATAAAGGACGATATTTGGAAAGTGATAAACGGTTCTCTACTCTCTAAGGAAGTGAGTGGGAAGATAAGAAAGACATCTGTACGACCTAATGACTCTATAAGTGAGGATATTATCATTTCCATACTCGCCAATAACACAAAACAGAAGCAGTTGGCTTATGTGAACGTGAATATCTATGTTAAAGACAATAATTGTAAAGGTCAGTTTGAAGAGCGTACAGATAGGCTAAGAAAACTTTGTCAGATGTGTTTTGACTTGTTTGATAACGTGCGAGGAAAAGATTTCAGAATATCACTCACAGACGGACATTATGAATGCGGTCAGAGAGTGATAAGTTCTGAAGCTACAAACGAGCATGTGATAAATAATAAAATTTTATATCAAATTATAAATGAATAAATTATGAGTGCAAATAATTCTATCGGTTGGGGCAAATGCTCCATTTTGGTAAAAGACCTTGACACAGAAAGCGCAAAGTGGACTAAGTTGCCAACTCCAAAAGAGGGAAGCACTAAACTTTCCACTTCTAAAGGTGATAAGAAAGAAGCAAAGATTGAAGGTGGTCAGAATGAAGATGTAAAGTACCTCAAAAGTACCAGCACAGTAGAGTATTCACTACGAAGAAATAAGATTCGTAAAAAGCCTTTCGCAGACAAGGATGGCGTTATTGAACATCATTATGCAATCTTTATTCAGCCAGAAAACAAGGAAGTGCCTGGTCCTTACATCATGAAAACAACTGTCTCTGTTGAAGAAACTTTTGACACAGAGGATGGAGGTATCTTGATATATACGCACGATTCTCTTATCCCTGACGACAATTCAGCACAAGTAAAGTGGGGAACAATCACCACAGATCTTGCTACTATTGAGGAGGGTAAGGATGTGGAAGATAAAGCGTTTGTGTTCACTAATATAGATGCCGCAGGTTAAGTGTATTAAGTAGAAAGAATGGATAACCGACAATACGGAAAGACGTATGGTCCTATCGGGTAGCTCAGTTGGTTAGAGCCATAGGGACGGAGGTTCAAGTCCTCCCCCGATAACTAAAATTTCAGATATGGAAGCAAGCAAACAAATAGAATTAGACCTTGCCGATGCCATCATAGATAGACCAAAAGGTTTTAGTGTTGGCCATCGGCATTTTTACTTATATCCTATTACGTTAGGAAAGATGTACCTTCAAAAGAGAGTCGTTGAAAATCTCGACATTAATCAAGATTTTTTGAAAGCAAATCCCTATGCAGAAGTTTTAAGGCTTGTAGAGACAAAAAAGGAAGATTGTTGCTTATTACTTGCATATCATACCTTACAGACAAAGAAAGATGTATTGAGTAATAGGATAGTAACAATACGTAAGAATATTTTCGCAAAAGAAATGAATAATGAAGATATAGCCACACTTGTATTAGCTTGTCTTACCTCAGATAAGACAGCAACATTTATTCATTATCTTGGTGTTGGCGAGGAATTAAAAAGAATGGACGAGGTCGCAAAAGCGAAGAATAACAGTAACTCGTTTAATTTTTGTGGTGTATCAATATACGGAACACTCATAGACGCAGCGTGTGAGAAGTACAAGTGGACTTACGATTATGTTTTGTGGGAAATAAGTTATACAAACCTCCAATTGATGCTTAAAGATAGCGTTAAGTCTATCTATCTGTCTGATGATGAACAGAAACGAGTACACATCATAGACCCAAGAAATAGCATAGACGGAAACAATATAACGGAAGTAATGAACGCTATCGCAGAAGGTAATTGGAAATAATGCGATATAAGGACGTAAAATAAGTAACGCATAGACTTTTCATAACAAGAAAGAAAAGCGAATACAGCGAAAATAAATAGGATATAAAGGCTTTACAAAATTGACATAATAAAAAAAAGGTAATATGGCAGGGTTGAAATTTGACATCACGGGGGATAATAGCAATATGCTTGCTGCTCTGCAAGGAACACAGAATGGAGTAAGGCAGACGGCAAGAGTAGTAGAGCAGAGTGGACATGGAATAGAGCAGATGTTTAGCAAGATACAAGCTGTTGCATCTACTGCTTTGGCAGGATTTGGTGCGCAGCAGTTTGCACAGAAAGTAATGCAAGTACGTGGGCAGTTCCAACAGTTGGAGATAGCTTTTAAAACTATGCTAGGAAGCGAAGATGAAGCTAATAAGTTAATGGATCAGCTTGTAAAAACTGCTGCCAAAACTCCTTTTGACTTACAAGGCATAGCTCAAGGTGCAAAACAACTACTTGCTTACGGTATACAAGCCGATGATGTGAATGAAACCCTTGTTCGTTTAGGAGACATATCGGCTGGTCTATCTATACCTTTGAATGATTTGGTGTATCTATATGGTACTACCATAACACAAGGTAGAATGTTTACTATGGATTTACGTCAATTTCTGGGTCGTGGTATTCCTATGACAGAGGAACTCGCTAAGCAGTTCGGAGTAACAAAGGAAAAGGTTGGAGAGTTAGTAACTGCTGGAAAGGTTAGTGCAGAGAATATGAAGCAAGCCATTATCTCCATGACTTCGGAGGGAGGCAAGTTCGCTAGTCTTATGGAGAAGCAGTCCCACACAATCACAGGTCAGATAAGCAATATTGAGGACGCAGTTGATACCATGTTCAATGAGATAGGCAAGAAATCCGAAGGTGTAATTAACACTGGACTTAGTAGCGTATCTTATTTAGTTGAAAATTGGGAGAAGATAGGCAAGGTCGTTTTGGAGGTGGCAGTTGCCTACGGTTCTTATAAAGCAGCGTTGCTTGCGGTTCTCGTTGCTCATAAGGTACAGGCTATCTATGGTGCTATAACCGCTTTCCTATCTTTAGCAAAAGGCGTTCATGCGGCAAAGGATGCAATGCTTCTTTTCAACTTGGTATCAAAAGCGAATCCCATTGGATTGATAGTAAGCGTCATCACTTCGGCTGCTGCCGCTTTTTATCTGTTCGGAGAAAATACTGATACAGCCGCAAAGGCACAGGAAAATATGAACAAGATAGCGGAAAAGGCAGCGGAAAAGGCAGCGGAAGAAAAAACTAAAATAGATTTGCTTGTTGCTGCTGCAAAGGATGACAAACTTTCGATGGATGAACGTAAAGAAGCCATTGACAAGCTGAATAAACGCATCCCAAAATACAATGCCCAGCTTGATGTTACGACAGGACGGTATAAGGAAAATAAGAAAGCTCTTGATGCTTATATTAAATCGCTTGCGTTTAAGTACGAGTTAGAGGGCGCAAAAGATAAGCTTGCAGCGATAGGAAGGAAAAAAATTGAAGCTCAATTAAAGATAGACAAGGCTGTAATAGAACAGAAGAAAGCATCAATAGCAAGAAAGACTTTATATAATAATTCTGGTGCCTTTATTCCTACTCCTATCGTTGGAGCGAAAGAGGTAGGAGACCAAACTTCTAAAATAAACGAAGCAAACAAGGATTTAGAGGCTGCATTGACGGAAGAAAAACTGATTTACAAAAGATACGGAAAGGCTCTGGAGCAAGATACAATAAAAACAACTACAACAGATTCCAATAAAGATGAGGAAAATCGTGAAAGCGAAACAAAGAAAAGGGCGAAAGAAGTAAAGGAAAGGGCGGAAGAAGCAGAGCGTGCAGCAGAACAAGCGGCATCGGACAGAGAGAATAAGATTAAATCGCAGCGTGCGTGGGACGAACAGGTGGCTAATTTACACCAAGATACTCTTGATGCTATTAGCGATGCAAAAATAGCTAAGATTGAAGATAACGGAGAGCGTGAGCGTGCAGAACAGAAAAAACAACACGAAAAGAACTTGCAAGCTATCCAAGAGCAATCTAATGAAATGAAGAAAGCTATCTATGCACGCAACGAAGAGGTATGGAATCAAAAGAATAAAGACAAGAAAATTAAGTACACTGACACAGAAGCAGGAAAAGCTGGTTGGCAAGGTGTTTCTTTGACAAAAGATGGACAAGATAAAATAAATGCTCTAACGGAAATAGAAAATACTAAATACAATAGAAGTGTTTCAAAGCTTGAAAAAGAACAAGAAGAAGCTAAATTACAAGCACTCTACGACTATCTGAAAGAGTATGGTACGTTCGAGGAAAAGAAACTTGCTATCACGAAAGAGTACGAAGAAAAAACACAGAAAGCAAAAACGATAGGAGAAAAAGCCTCCCTCGAAATGCAAAGAAATAAAGACATCGAAAAGTTAAGTAACGATGAAGTTTATAATACAATAGATTGGGATGGGGTTTTCTCTGATTTACAAGGACACACAAAGGAGTACTTGCAAGGTCTTCGTAACCAGTTACAAGAACTACTCAATACAGGTAATTTGCCGATTGACCAAATGCAAGTAGTATCAGAGAAGATACAGACTATTGACAGCGAATTAGGGAAACAACAAGGCATTTGGGATTTTATCGGAGAAAGAACAAGAGAACATAATAGATTAGTTCAAGAAGCTGCAGATGCACAAGAAAGGCTGAATGTCGCAAAATCAAAGGAAGTAGGTGCTAACTTTAAGTTAAACACTATCAAATCAGAGGTTCAAAATGCGCTTTCTAAGGCTGGCTTAGACCTTAATCTAGAAGATATAAATACTTCTTCACTAAATGAGAAAATAGACCTCACAGACGAAAAATTTAAGTCTATGGGTGATGTCTTGCAGCGATTAGCAGTAGCAGAGGGAAAGCTAATAGAAGCAAGGAAGAAAGTAACCGAAGCTACGAATAAAGCAAAGCAATCAGAAGATAAATCAAAGAGAACATCTGCACAAAGTTTTGCTGATTGGTTTTCTGATGCGCAGGAATTTATCGCAAAGAAAGGAATAGACCAAATTCCAGACTTGCTTGATTCAATTGGGTTAGGTAATAGCGGAGTGGCGAACTTTGCAAAGCATGGTCTTGATGCGTTTAATTCTGCGAGCGGTGCTGCTGCCGATTTTGCAAGTGGAAACTATATAGGCGCAGTTGTTAAAGGTGTATCGGCTGTTAAAAGCTTTATTTCTGCTTTTAGCGGAGGAAGCAACCATGAAGAGAAAGTCGCTATACAAAAAGAAATATCTAAACGAATAGAAACTCTTAACACTAGCATTAATAAGCTAACAGATAAAATAGAAAAGTCTTATGGAATAGACGCTCTTACAGTTGGACAAGAAGCCTTAAAATTGCAAACAAAAAATACTCAAAGCGCATGGAATGGGTTGTTTGCTGCAGGTGAGGATAATTATGGTAAAGGACATTCAGATTTTTATCATTGGAATAAGAATACAAGATATATAGCTAAGAGTATTGCCCAAGATTATAGTATAGGATTTGTTAATAGTTGGCAGGATTTGTTTAGTAAGCTTCAGCATTTACAAGGTAATAAAGGTGCTGAAATTATGAACGACATCCGCACTAATCATGCCGATTGGTGGTCTATAATGCAGACACAGGGTTATAATGATGGTGCAATAGGGAAATGGCTTGATCAAATTGCAGATAGCTTTGATAAGGTTTCAAATATTGTAAAGAAAACAAAAGCTCAAATTACAGGAACAACGGAAGATAACGTTTTTAGTAGTTTTATGGATAACCTCTATAGTCTTGCTGATGGAACAGAAGATGTTTTTGATAACATTTCTAAGAATTGGCAAAAGATGATAAATAAGATGGTTATTAACAATGTTCTTGGGGGAAAATATCGCAAAGCTATTGCTGATTGGTACGAGGAATGGTTTTCTGCATATAATAATAACAATAATATAGATGCTACAGAGATTTCAAATTTAAAAGAAAAGTATAATGAAATAGTAAAGAATGCTTCTAATGAGATTAATTTACTCAAAGAACAAGGACTTCTTAGAGATGATTCTTCCTATAAGCAAACAACCTCCGCTAATAGTGCATCCTCTATCACTTATGACCAAGCGAATGTGCTTACAGGGTTGATAACAGCAGGGAATATCGACAGAGTACAGATGAAAGATGCTGTCGTAAATGCCATTGCGAATATTACGGCTATTATGTCTTTTAGTTCATTAACAAGTACAACCATTGTGGAAATACGCAATCTAATGATTTCTAACAATAGCTATTTGGAGGACATTCTTAAATATACTAAGCAAATATTTAATGGCTTTACAGCGCAAATAAATGATGTTAATAAGAATCTTAAAGAGTTGAAATAATATGCCAAAAGGACAATTAAAAATAAACGGCAAGGATGCTTATACGGAGTACGGAGTTAGTTTCGATGATACAGCATTATCAGCGTTAATGACACCTGCTTCGTTAAAAGAAAACATAGAGAATGATAGTCGTTTGGAACATGGTAAACGGCAAGTAAAAGACACAGCTCCGAAGAAAGATGCAAGAGATTTGACTTTACAACTAAACATAACTGCAACAGGGCGTGAACAGTTTTTTGAGCGGTACGCAAAGTTTTGTGCCGTATTAGATAAAAGATGGCTTGACATAGAAACTATTTTTCAAAAAGGAGTAGTTTATCATGTTAAATACATTTCTTGTTCTCAATTTAGCGAGTATAACGGAACAATAGGTAAGTTTGTACTGAAAGTAAATGAATATAATCCTAATGAAAGAAGTTAGAAAAGTATTTGTTAATAAAATAGTTTTTAGTATATTTGTGGTATGGGGATATATGATATAAATAACAACTTACTACTTGATGCTGTAATTAAAGAAAATGCAGAGCATGTAGAGGAACTGTCTAAATCGGATTATGTAAAGTTATCGTGGTTAGATAATAGTTATAAACGATTTAGTGTAGGCACTTATATAATACCATTTGATGATGGAATAAAATATAGCCTTATAGATCCATATATCCCTGTGCAACAGTCTGAGGATACTTTTTTATACGAACCTGAGTTTCAGCATCCCAAGATGTGGCTTTCTAAGGTACAGCTAACATATAAAACCAAAAACGTTTTAGCAGAGGATGTAGAATTAGTAGAATGGGAGTATAATGGATTTACAATTTCACTTTTAGAATACATTGCAAAAGCTATTAATGATGCTTTTAATTTTACTACTGATGATGAAAAGTTTAATGTACTATTGATAGGCAATGTTGATGACACTGTAGCAGTAAACTTTAGCAGCAATGATATTTTGTCAGCTTTAAGCTCTGTATCTAATGCTTGTAAGGTGAATAAATGCGAGTGGCATATTGATTTTGATAATAAAGCTATTTACTTTGGGCAGATATGCTATGATAAAGGCGAGTTAGTTACTCCTATTTTGAAAGTTGGTAAAAATATTTCTAAACCTAACATTAATATTGCGAAAGAAGCATATTATAATGTTTTCTTTCCTCAGGGCTCAACTCGCAATATGTCTACAAAAGTAGCGAGTGGTGAGAATGTTTCTACCAGCTTACGCTTATCTTTAGATAAAGATAAATATCCCGATGGTCGTATCTATATAGAATCAAATGGAAATATCATCACCAAGGAAGATTTCGAAAAAAGTGGGGTTCAAAAACTTACTAAGTCTATTATTTATGACAATGTCTATCCTCATGTGGATTGTTATGCGTACAATATAAGGAAAAAGACTAAAGATATATATTCGGAAACGACTAAGAATAAGGTTGTAGATCATTACGATAGCAATGGGCAGCCTGTTTACAAGAAGTGGTCTATATGGTATATGCGCCTTGCTTATCCTACTTATGATGAGAGCGGAAACATAACTAAATGGAATGATTATTTATTAGACGATAAGCAGATACTTGATGGGTATATACCGCATATAACATTTAAGCCTAACTTAAGGAAAGAAGCTTACTCATCTTCACTTTCAGGGCAACCTGTTAGTGGCGATGGCTTTCAGATACATTACCACAAAGTTGGAGAGGATACTATTCTTGATGATGGCTCTAAAGTTCTTGCTGGTGATTATGAGATAGTTCATATTACGCAAGGGGAAGGTGGTATGATTTTACCTACCACTGAAGAAATAGGGTTGTATCCTAAAGGGGATAAAGAGCCATCTATTAATAATAATATTGTTGTGGTATATAATACTGCAATGGGTGAGAGTGAAATAAAATCGGCTCAAAACGAACTTGAAAAAGAAACAATAAAGACGATTAAATCTCATCTTATCGACTATAACAATTATACTATACAATCATATCCTGATGCTTTTTTAGAAGAAAATCCAAATCTTTATATAGGCAAAAAAATAATCTTTGATGACAGTAATGGGAATAGGTTAGAAACGAGAGTTCTTAAACTTGTTACAAAGTTAGATTTTCCTATACAGCAAGAAATTGTTATAGGAAATCAGCAAATTAAAGGTACGCAAACACAGCTTAAAGAAGATGTTCAGACTATAATGTCTGGCAACTATGAGGGAGCAGGGTTAAATGTTACACAGGTAAAGAATTATATTCGCAATCTTGGAGGAGATCTTTTTTTATCAAAAATAAAAGATGACACTGTAATAGGACATATCACCTTTGAAAAAGGATTATCTTCTAATAATATAAAGAGCAAGGGGTATTCAGAAGCTGGTAGCGGTTATAGGATATGGGAAAGTGAAGATGGAGAGAGCCATGCGGATATTGATTTCCTCAATGTGAGGAAGAAAGCCAACTTCACCGAGCTAGAGATTAGGAAATTATCGGCTGTTGGTGGTGATCTCATCGTGTCTCCATGTTCTGCTACTATCACAAGTGTGGAAAAGGTGGCTAATGGTTTTAAGTGCTTCTTCAAAAGCGATGACGGCACAATGGCTACCACAAACGGCTTCAGAGCAGGCGACCAAGCAAAGTGTCAAACATTCAATATTAAGAGTGGCGTATATAAAGGTGTAAGCAATCGTTACTATTGGCGAACTGTAGAGGAGGTAGGGAGAGATGAGCAGCCTTATTCAGTTGCTAATAACATTCCAGCAGGGGAGGTAGATATAATGTACGATGAGCGCAAAGCCGATGTAAGTTACGACCTCACAAGCGGTGAGCTTACCGTTACCGATAATAGAGATAAAACAAATTTAGACTATATTATCTTATCGGATACTAGCAAAGATGCTGTAGGAACAGATGAGCCAAAAGCAGGCGATGTTATTGTACTATGTGGGCAAAACGAAGCGTGGTGTAAGGCGCATAATGTGCCTATTGATAAGGGGCGACAAAATGTTACGATTATCACCACTAGCAAAGCGGAAGGTGGTACTATTGAGTGCTATGTGGGTATTAACAGTTTTCATATAGGCAAAGAAAATATAACATTCTATCAATCACCCGAGAAGCATATTATAAATACTTCTACATTCACTTGGAAATCGAGAGATAACAAGCAGATAGCACCCACTATCTATATAGGTGATTGGACGAAAGGTACAGTAGCTAGCAAGAATGAGGGGTACACTTATAACGGTGGTACGTGGCTATGTATTGCCGATAAGACAACGGATGAGCCTAGCGAGCAGTCGCACGATTGGCGCATCTATGCTGCTAAGGGTGGCAGTGGACTAAGGGTGGAGGGTTTCTCCTCGGCTGGTAGTGCTGCCTTCACGGAGGGGCAGACGGATTGGCGGGCTACCTTTGAGCTGCACGTATGGGAGAATGATATTGAGACGACAGACACGCTGCCCACTACTCGCTTTCGCTGGACGAGGGTAAGCGAGTATTCGGCTGGTGATACGGCTTGGAATGGGGCACACGAAAATATAGGTAATACGCTATCGGTGACTTACGATGACTTAAAGGGGGATACCTCGTTTATCTGTGCGTTTTTAAGTGCCGACGGCAATGATGTATTAGCAAGTAGAACTTTTTAATTTTTAAAAAATAGAAACAATGGCAAACGTATTAGCACAAAAGACCTTTACGGTTAAGAAGGTTATCAATGGTAAGACACTCACCTTTACGCTAAAGGTGGATAAGGCTTTAACACAGATTTTTTCGCGCGACACAAAGAGTTTTGCGCCCGACTACACAAAGCAGAACCTTACCATTACGCCGATGTTGCTAGTAAGTGGGTTCACGGGCGATCAAATCGCTAATGTTAGCGGGTTTAAGTGGACATTAACAAAGCAGGACGGTACGGCATCGGCTACAAAGCTAGTGGATATTGCGAGTAGTTCGGCTAAGAAGTTGGCTACCAACCTTACCGATTGTACAGGCTTGAAGATAACTTGTGAAGCGACTTATACTGACCCAACAAGTAAGATTACCGCACCTATAACGGCTTCGGTGGATATTACCAAGGTGGAGAATGCGGGTATGAACATTCTTGCAAGTATGTATATGCCACAAGGCGACACGTTCGATAACTCGACAGCATCATTGAAGCTGCACTGTGATCTTATGCGTGGTGGCGATATTGATAAGACAGATGTTACCTACAAGTGGATGATGTTGAGAGGTGGCTCGTGGGTGGAACTGAATGCAAGCACGGCACAAGGTATCACCAATTTTACGACTAACGAAATCACCGTACCTGCTTCGGCAGTTACGAATGTGGGTATCTTTAAGTGTGTTATCAAAGATACCGATGCGGGTAGTGCCACAGCGCAAAAGGAAGTATTTGCTATTGGTACGCTCTATGACGGTAGCGACCCTTATGAGGTAGATGTATTTCAGCCAAATGGCGACAGCGTGGATACAGGCGGCACATTGGCACATTGGTTTAAAATCCGTCAGGGTGCTACCTACGTTACGAATGCTGCTTTTCTTCAGGCGCATAAGATGTTCGTGTGGCGATTTGCTGCCAACAATGCTATGGATACCACGTGGGGAACACAAGGTAGAAAAGAGTGTACACTCAACGCACAACAGGCACGCTATGAGCTGGCAATTGCATACGCTGACTTGTTGAGTGGTACGCAGGCTTTCACGGTGGAACTAAACTAACCGAGGGGAGGACTAGCGTATGGTATTAGCACAAAAGACATTCTCGGTTAGAAAGAATATTCACGGTAAGGACGGTACCCCCGCCCTTACCCTAGCTGTTGTTCCTAGTCAGCTAGTCTTTGATACCGATGAGAGCGGAGCAATTCTTACGAAGATGTTATCAGAGAACACGGCTAAGGTGGGCTTGTATGACGGACAGACAGAGGTAACAGCCGAGAAGTACAATATAACTCCTGTGAATTGTACGGCTACACTTGCTAATGGTGTGCTAACTATTACAAGCGTTACCAATGACGCATATAGCGGTAGAGTGGATATTACGGCTACTTACAAGGGTAACACTCGTGTAGGTAGTGTAGCTTTCAACGTGAACGCTAACCACGTGTACAAAGCTAAGTTTGAAGCGCAAGAAAAGGCTGTCGAAGGGATAGTATCAGATACAGCAGTGAAAGAGGATGGTTCGTTGCTAAGTAAGGCTTACTCTATGTTTAAGATGTTATTGGACAAGATAAGGTTGTTTGTTACAGACGGATTAAAGAAAACAGGGATAGACATTGAGAGTGGACAGATAGTAGCCACTGCCGACAACTTTAAGGTGAAAAACAGCAGTGGTACGGAAACGTTCCTAATAAATAAAGATGGACAGATAACGGCAGATAACCTTTCTTTAGACGGTTTAGACGCAAAAGATGCTGTTATAAAAAATCTAAAGATGCAAAGCAACTATTCTTTAAGTCCTTTCTTTCTCACGAATGAAACGCTCTCCGAGTTTTTAGCTCATGCTCATAAGCCGTATGCAGGGTGGGGAGGTTACTACGCATGGCCTTTTGATTTTGCTTCCTTTATTGTTATAGGTAGTGAAGAAGTTATAACTAAAAAGCAAATTGTTGCGAATTTAGATGCTGGCTCGTGGAAAGAATTTACTACTAATCGTGATGAAAGGAAACCAGAAGAGAATTGGGGGAAGAGCTTCCATATAGATTATCCCGATGTTCCTCAAACTGTTTATTGGCTTTCGTTGTTAGGCAAAACTGTTATGATTGCAAATTCGACAAATGCAAAAGTTACTTTTGGTGAAGAAATATCAGATCATGAAAGGTATAAAAGGGGGCATGCGCCTTTCGATTTAATGGATTTACCTGATCGTCCTACGAATATTTTCAATTCTGTGGAGCTCTGTCCTAATCAAATAGGCGTATTTAAATATGTTACCGTATCTGGTACTCCTGATTTTTTAAAAAGGGATAAGGATTATAAGCCAAAGGTTTATGGAGTATGGTTAAAGCAAGCAGTATATGATTTCAACTATACTACAAATTTAATAAAGACTTCTTACGATGTAGCGCCTAATTTTAACATATTTGAAGAAAAATATTTTAATCTATTTGGGAAGAAAGGACATCCGAGTGATTATGATTTACCAAAAAAGAAGACAGATTAAAATTGTGAACTACACACAAGCTAAAGACTTGTGGGTTTTGCGGCACATTATATAAAAGAAAAGAAATAAGTATTTGATAACTTTCAAAAAAAACAAATATGGTATATTATTTAAAAGCAGCAGTTATCACCTTTATAAGTGGTCTGCTAACGTTGTTCTCTCCGATACAAGACATATTGATAGGAATGGTAATCCTATTGAGTATTAACGGTTTGTTTGGTTTGATAGCCGACATTATAGACGGTGAGCGGTGGCATTCTAAAAAGGCGTTATCATTCTTGTATCAGTGTTTTATCTACTTTGGTTTGGTGATGAGCTTGTTTGTGGTGGGCAAGTTTATCCATAAGCCTAGCGAAGCAGCTACTTGCGTGAGTATGATAAGCATTATCACCACGTGGGTATTCACGATTAACATTCTTAGGAATGTGAAGCAGTGTATGCCTAGGAGTTCACCGATGTATAAGCTGTTCGATATTCTGCATTATATCGTGAGTGTGCAGGTGATAGAGAAGATACCATACGTGGCAGCTTATATGGCAGAGAAGCAGGAAGAGAAGAGAGTTGAGAAGTGAGAGATTTTAGGTTATAATAATTTTATTTAGGTTTTTATTTATTTTCGTGGCTAGTTGGTATGTGAATATAGGCTAGCTTTTTATTAAGAATTTAAAAGGGATGAGAGATATAAAGTATATCGCTGTGCATTGCACGGCAAGTCTTCAGACAATGACTATTGCAGAGCTTAATAGGGAGTTCAAGCGTAAGGGTTGGAAGAACCCGGGTTATCATTATGTGGTTATGCCGAGTGGTAAGATAGTGCAGCTAATGCCCGAGGAGGGGGTTAGCAATGGTGTACGTGGATTTAACTCGGTGAGTATCAATGTAGCTTATATTGGCGGTATAGATGCCAATGGAAAGCCTATAGACAATCGTACGGAGGAGCAGAAGAAGAGTTTGCGCACGCTTATAAAGATGCTTCATCAAAAGTATCCTAAAGCAGTAGTGCAAGGACATAGAGATTTTTCGCCCGATCTGAACCATAACGGAAAGGTGGATACGTGGGAGCGGATAAAGGCTTGCCCCTGCTTTGATGCAAAGGAAGAGTATAGGGAGTTGAGAGTTAAGAGTTGAGAATGGAATATTAACTTTTAGAAAAGATTAAAAATGAAAATAACAAAAGTAAAGATTGGCGAGACTTTCGGAGGAACATACGACCCTAATGCTACATACCCCTACAACCATACTGTTAATATGCTAGATAGTAGCGGCAACGTGGTGGCTATATATACTAGCTTAAAAGAGGGAAACAAAGGGCATGCCTTAACAGATACTGATTGGTGGTTTTGCAAGTTTGACGGCAGTAAAGCCGTGAAGCAAGCCGAGACGGCAGCACAAACAGTAAAGTCGTACCCTATTTATCGGCTTAGCGCCACTAGCAAGTTTTGGGAGGTATCCACCAATGGCGGCACATCGTGGGAAAGTACCAATATAGATTCTACAGGAGAAAAAGGAGAAGATAGCCGTTTGCGTATTATTAACCATGGCACTAAAGATACAACCTTTGCATTAATTCCTAATGAAATTCACGTATGGGAAGAAGTGGATAGCCTTACGCTCACGCTTTCTCCTTTTTCAGAAAAGGATATACTTGCAGAGTATTGCTTTGAGTTTAAATGCCCCGCTAACAAAGCTACAACATTATCTCTCCCAAGTAACCTAAAGTGGTATAGGGGAATTGTTGTTATTCCCGAAATTGGAAAAACTTACCAATGTAGTATAGTGAACAATATAATAGTAATGGGAGGTGCGTGATTATGAGTATGTTCAGAAGGCGATTATTAAGCATTATGCCACCAGCTTTTGTTTTTAATAAAGAGCTAGTTGCAGGTAAAAATGGTAATTTATATACCCCATTTATTCCAGGTTCAGAAACTTATGATATTCCTAATAATGTTACATTTAGAGTTACTGCAACGATTAAAGCCCCTGATACGGTGAATGGTAAATGTTGTATATTGGGAGGACACACTGCCAGAGTTGATTTGACACCAATACTCATAATAGATGGACATTATGCTTATACTACGGCTCTTGATAATATTATAATAACAGATTATGTTTTTGACTCAAATTGGCATACAATAGATTATTTCGATAACGTTAAGCATATTATCGTTTATATAGATGGTATCAAGGTAGTTGATAACATACTTCCGCCTATGGAAAGAAGAATAGACGTGTATTATAACGGTATTAGAATTTTTGGATATAACGATTATGGTGGTAAGAACTATAGGTTTATTAATATGAAAGGTGCAGGACTATTAGGTCCAATGAATATATATTATAATGATATATTGAAAGTTCAGTTTATACCGACAGAAGATAACAATATAAGACGAGTACTATTATGAAGCAATATTATAAGAAAGGAAAAGGAAAGGAAGAGTTTTTTAATGGTGTTATAGTGCTTGATAATATGCAAGTGATTAACCCAAGTGAAGATCAAATTAAAGCAGCAGGTTATACGGAATATATTCACGTGCCAACGCTTGATGAGGTGCGAGCTAACAAGCTAGCCGATATAACGGCTTACGACCAAAGCGAAGCAGTGAACCAATTCACAATGCAAGGCATACCGATGTGGCTCGACTTTGAAGAGCGTGCTAGGTTGAGAATATCGCTCTCTGCATATACAGATATGGATAAGACGGATATGAAGAAGATATTCGACGGTAAGGAATTTAACTTTTCGCTAGACCAATGGAAACAGATGTTAGCAGCTATTGAGGTGTATGCTAGCGAAGCACTCAATGTTACCGAAATGCACAAGCTATCAGTGAATAAGCTAGAGAGCATAGAAGCTGTGGAGCGTTACGATTATAAAACAGGATACCCCGAGAAGCTAATATTTTGATGATAATGTTATTGATTTTTGCAACTGCTATATCAGTATGTATAGCAGTTGCAGCCTATAGGCGAGCAGGTGAGTTGCCCGACAGTGTTAGCAGCTTTGCTTATTACGTTGGTGCTTTGCCGTTCTCGCTGTGGTGTGTTACGATGGTGTTGTTGTTGTATGTGCCTATAGTACAGGCAATGCTACCATACGGTGATGTTGGTAGTGCAGCAGGTGTGCTAACATTGTCCGGTATAATGTTGGTAAGTGCTAGTCCTTATTATAGGACAGAGAATAAGGTTCTCCATTATGCGGGTGGCTACCTCTTCGGGATTGCTAGCCAGGTGGTGGTAGCGTTGCTATGCCCATGTCTACTGCTAGGGTGGATAATCTTTTGTGTATTCGTGCTTGTTACCACGTTTTTGCATCATTTCCGTTCTTGGAAAGAGAATGCCACGATAGTGAGTGAGGGGGTATGCTTCTTAACATTGATAGTGAGTTTGACAGTTTAACTTTATATTTAACAGCACTCCCACTTTGTTTTGAGGGTGCTGTTATTTTTTTTGAGATTATGGAAAAGAAGAAAGGTTTTGTTATTTGTGTTTTAAGCGTGCTTTTATTGGTGAGCTTGCTAGTTAATCATTGGCAGTATGAATGTTTATCAGAGCGAAAGGAAAGTGTGTATCGAAGCGATACGATTGTGAAGCACGACACGATACGAGAGCGTGCGCCTATTGCTAGCAGTGAGCATCGAGTACGCACAGAGACGGTGGTGCTAAAGGTGGTGGATAACTTTAAGAGGATTACTCCAAATAGTAGCAATGATGTAACCATTTATCACCCTACACTAATTACCACCCATACAGCGGATAACGATCAGCCGAAAGACAGCGCAGCCGTGGAAATACCCATTACACAGAAGCTATACGCTACCAATAAGTATAAAGCGTGGGTGAGCGGTTATAAGCCCACCCTAGACAGTATAGAGGTGTACCAAGACACAAAGGTTATCAATAACTACATACAGCCTAAGAAGAAGCGGTGGAGTGTTGGCATAGGCATCGGTTACGGCTACAATGGTACTAAGATGCAGCCGTATGTAGGTATATCATTGAATTATACACTACTAAGGTTCTAGTACAAGAACATATTATATAATATATTAAGTGGCAAAGATTGTCTTTGCCACTTTTTTGTAAATAAATACAAAAACTTTCACTTTTCTTTTTAAATTCTTTGCCGCAAATTTGCGTCATTAAAATAAAATACTTACCTTTGCAATATAAACAATAAGAACAACAATTCAGCCCTAAGCACCACGGTTAAGCTAATCAGTATGACTAAGACTTATGATATTTATTTTAATGACGCAGAAAAGAGTAACAATAAAGGTTTCAAGATGAACATTGAAGAAGCAAAAGACTACATTAATCAGTATAATGGTACGAATGATAGTTATTTTGCAGACTATAAAGGTGGTATCGTTTCAATTGTATGTAACGAAACAGGAGAAGAGGTGTACAGCGAAGAGGTGAAGTAATGATAACCCTAGAGCAGCAAGAAGAGGTGGTTAGGTTATACCAAAGCCACCTTTTGACTATTAAGCAGATTATGATGGTGTCTGGAGTTAAGTCTGAACAGACCATATACCGTATTCTTGATGACTATCGTATCCCAAGGCGTGAGAAAAGACAAGCTGAAATGCGCCTATGTATTTCCGTTGACGAGTATACAGCATATATTATAGACAAAGCTGCACCTATCAATATCTCAAAGTGGATATGCGAGCGAATTAAAGAGAACTATAAAAGGAGGAAAGATAATGACAATAGAAGAAAAGATAGCCAAACAGATTAAAGAAGCACGTACTGAAAAAGGCTTAACACAATTTCAGTTGTCAGAAGTTAGCGGTGTTAATAGATCGCAATTAGCAAAGATAGAACGTGCAACTAGTAGTGTTTCGGTGGGGGTATTAGAGAGAATTTTAAAGCCTTTAGGATACGAAGTAAGCGTAAACAAGAAAGGGTAGCTATACGGCTACCCTTTTGTATACTCTATTATTTTATTAATAGCTTCATCTGCGTGCTTTCTCATTATGCGTATATAATTGTATATAGGTCTATTTTGTTTCATTGACTGCCCTATAGTGTATTCAAGAACTTCTAATGGTATTCCTGTTTCAAAACCATATTGAACGAATGTTTTTCGTGCAGAGTAATAGCATAATCGTTTAATTCCTATTTCTGAACCTATGTTACGAAGTGTTCTTGCTACATATCTTGCAAAGTTTCTGTAAGTGAAAGAATATCCAAAAGAAAGTTTCCCGTTGTAGTTCTTATACTCGTTGATTATTTCCTTTGCTTCTGTTGGTATTGTAATTTCAATTCTTTTTTCTCCTATTTTTGTATTTGCAGTTTTTTGCCTAACATAAGATATTTGTTCAGTACTTGAAAAGTCTATTTGCAATAAGTCTACTAAGTTTATTCCACCAAGATAAAAACTAAGAAACCATAAATCTTTTGATATATTCTCTATTTTAGTTTTAGGAGAGTATGATTTAAACTTGTGAAACTCATTTAATGTTATGTCAAGCTGACGTTCCAAAGGATGTGGTATCTTTTGGAATGTGAAAGGATGTACTTCATACTGCACGCTATGAAATTTTACCCCTGCATTGATTATCACTCTTAATCGAGTAAGATACATTCCTACCGTTGTTTGGTTTAGCCACTTTTTTACCTTTAAGAAGCGCTCGAAATTTGAAACCATTTGCGGTGTAATACTGCTCGCTTGAATATCTCCGTTTAAAAATTCTACAAAATAGTTTCCACAGCGCTTAATTAGTTCAGCATAACCATTCCTACCGTCTTGCCTTAATAGTTCTACATACGAGTTATAAACGGCACTAAAAAGAACGCAATAATCTTTACTACCATACGACAACATAATGTTCTTTAATTCTTTCGATGAGTACGAACTAATATTATTCAGTTCATCCAGAATTTGCTGATACTTGTTAAGTAGATTTCGCAAATTCGTGTTTATAATATCAGCGTCATAACGTTTAACCACTCTTCCGTCTTTAAACTGAGAAAGGTTATCTATTATATATGGTGTAATGATATAAGTTGTTTCGTGATGGTGTCTTACTGCTATTCTTATTTTATGACGACCGTCTGAAAGCTGTTTAGCTTTGAATATAGTTAATGAAAGTGTTGCCAT